GTAAAAACATTACAGATATGGGCCTTGCATCAGGAGCCCCTGCTAAATCTACAATACACAAGCAGATTGGAGAAACCTTACAAGAAGCTTACACATCAATACAAGAACAATTTGAAAAGAAATACGTTGGTATAGACGAGCTATTGAATAATATTAGCAACGACCCTGCAGTAAATAGAAAAATACAAAATGCTCTAGGCAAAACTCTAAAACCTTATCTACAAAACATGAAAAGGCATATTGAAAAAGCCAAAAAAAGAGATAAATTTTTAAAAAAGGGTATAGTTCCTGATGATGATGCACCAGTGCAATTCATAAATGCTATACCTAAAGTTGCAGATGAATTTTTGAAAGAAATTGATCAAGGAACTTTAAATTTAGGTACAGTAAGAAGCACTCTTTCAACATTAAGACTAAAAAACTCTTTACCTGAAAATAAAGGTTTGGCAAACAACGCGGCACATAAAGCTGAAAAAGAATTGGTAGATTTTTTCAAAGCGATAGAGGATCCAAATATATTACTTAAAGAAAGCCCAGATTTACCCACTGAAGTGGTAGTAGATTTTACAAAACAAATTAAAAATCTAAGAAAAATAAATCAAGAATATAGAGCAAGGATATCACCATTCAATCAAACAAAGGTAAAACAAATAAAAGATCAAGCTAAAATCGGTAGTTTTGATCCTGATGAGATTTACGATAAATTTATCATAGATGGTACAAAAGGAGATTTATCTGCATTGTTTCAAGCGACAAAAGACTACGATAAATATTTAATAAATATCAAAGGGCAGTCAGGAGACAGGACACAGTTCATAAAAAATTCTATTGCTCAGAGACTTTTTAAAGATGCAGCCTTGGAAGCAGAAGATCCCGTAACCGGAATTTTTGATTTTCATGTGTTTTCCAAAGAAATTTTAAATTTTGAAAGAAAGTTTCCTGGAAAATTAGATTTAATTTTTACAAACCAAGCTGGGTCTAATTCAGCTACTTTACTAAGAGAAACTTTAGAGCAAATTAATAGATTAAAACCAAACTTAAAACCAAGAGAGATGAAAAATCTTATTGACGATATAAACAAAAGCGAAACAGGTTTAGTAAAAACAGAACCAGGCAAAGAATTTATTGAAAAATTAAGCGCCCTTTCTCAAGCCTCAGAAGAACTTGCTAAGAGAGAACAAAATGCTTTATTCAGAGATTTACCCAACAGAACGGTTGAAGAAACTACAGACATTATATTTAGACCAAACTCTGCATCAAACATAAAAATACTTAAGGACACAGTAAGTCCAGAAGTTTTTGGACAGATACAAAACGCCAGTATGACAAAGCTTTTGAAAAACTCTGTAGATTTCAACGGCAAGGGCAATATAGTAGATATATTCAAGCCCGGTAACTTAAAAAGCGCTTTAGATTCTTATGGAGACGAAACCCTTAATGAAATGTTTGGTACTCAAGTAGCAAGAGGGCTGCGCGACTTTCAAAAAAGTATAGATATTTTCACCGCTGGTGAAGTAGGTACTGGGGGTGCGGCAGGTACTCTTATCGCTGCCGGTATAGCCGTAAATGCTTTTAACTTGGCTATGCTGCCTACTGTTGCAGGCCTTGCTGTTTTTAGAGAGGTAATGTCAAATCCATTAATAGTAGGAAATCTAGCTAAAACTGACAAAGGTAGCGTTATGAAAGTATTAGACGCTTTTGCGGTTGCTATAAGAAATGCTACAGCGCAAGGCATAGCCGAAGGGTCTGGCGGGTTGTTTGAAGGTGTGTCCGACCAAGTCGACAACATTATACAATCTGAAGAGACACAAGAGGCTGCGGCCCAACTGAAAGAAATATTGGATGCAAATAAATCAGATATTATTAATACGCAAAATGAAATTAGAAGGGCTATATCGCCTCCGACAGTTTCTATTGAGCTTCCTGACGTCAACCCTGTCCAACAAACAGAGATAAGTCCTGAACGCTTAGCTTTAGCCGAAGCTTTATCTGGCAGACGTATAATTTAGAGCAACCCTATTTCATTTCTATCCATACCCAACGGCTTATCTGATAAGCAAGTCATCATGCTTTTTGGTATGTGAATATACGGTTCATTATCTTCTTCGTAAGTAGGGGTCTCATTTACGTTCATTCTGACGTCATAAACGTGCTCTGGGACCCATTGATGATACCAAACGCTGTCCGTCATAGCATAAACAATTATGAACGGTATATTCGTGCTAACGGCGTAAGAAGCACCTTTACGCAGCTTGTTGCCTGATAGTATAAAAGTATCGTATTTAGTCGCTGCAAAACTTCTGCATTTTACCTCGCACCAATAACTTTTTTCTGCCGATTCTATCCAAAAGTCTATTGAATAATTAGTAGGTAATTTGTGACAACTTACCCCCCATAATCCTTCAAGAAATCCGGCCACGCGTTCTTCACGCTTTTGATCGTCTCTGGTTTCTAAGCTTGGTGTTTTCATAAGCTCTCCTTTTAAAATTAACTCTAATAAAATACTTTCTGATTACTGAAAATATTGTTAAAACAATTACCTGTATAAGTGAAAGAAAAAATGCTGATTGGAAATCCAACCACAATAAAATTTGTAAAACAAAAAAAGATAAGAACCAATTAATAGGTAAAGCTAAGGTCGTATCTATAGTCGCTTCGTGTAGGGCTTTTTTATCTATCTTCATTATTCTTCAAAGAAAGTAGGATCTACGGCAACAAATCTTTTTGTTGGCCTACCTTTACCGCCTACTTTTACTTCTGTCTCCTGTATTTCTCTTGAATTTTTGAGTCGTTCTATAATCTCTTTGACTTCGTATGACTTCATACTTCTAAACAATTCGTGCCTATCTACGTCTCTTTTCGATATGCCTTCCTCTCCTCTGGACCTTATGTAAGACAACACCTGTTTGATCTTTGACTCTGTAGCTGAAGAGGCAACCTTGTCTCTGCACGCTTCAATAAACAAAGAATCATAGTATCTAACAAAATCTATACACCATTTAGTGATATCACCTGGTATTGTTTCTGAATCTATATGAGTGGCTAAGGTTGCAGATAATGAAAGACGCATAGCCTTTTCTCTTGATCTAGACAGTAAAGGTTCTAGATTATCTTTTTCTAGCACGTCCTGTCTTTTGACTATCTCAGCAGCAAAATCCTGCAACAGACTTTGTGACTCTTTATCAAACCTCAAGACGGTTTGTTGTAAATCAAACTCTGCATTATCTCTTTGCAAATCACCTAAGTTGGTCCTTGGTCTACGCACATAGTTGACCCAATCAATTAAGTTACTTGGTGCCTTTTTAAATTTCTTGAGACTGCCTACCCTCCTAGGTTCTGTTGATTCCACAACTAAAAATCTGTTTAGAAAACCGTCTTGTATTCTTCCGCTATTTAATGCTTTGTAAAAGTTTTTTGGTACAGATAATCCAACTAAGGTAATTGCAGGTTTATAAGTGAGACGGTTGATGCTTTGTTCTTTATATTGGTCAGGAATACTCATTAAAGAGTAATTATCAGGCCTTAGTACACCGTGACATCTGCCCCAAGCCTCCATAAGCGTCTGTATACCGTCCTCTCGGTTAAAGTTTTGCTGACTGCTTATAGCCTCCAAGCGTTTACCAAACTCGTCCATAATCGTGATTTGTGTGGGTCTCAGACGCAATATAGAGTGTACTGCCCCACTAGAAGTGTATCCATCACCCACTACTAAAGATGCATGGCTAGATGAATTAAGGACCGACTCTATAAAAGTTTTGATGTTTTCTTTACCCTGACCTGATTTAGCAATACCCATAAAGTAAAGCGAAGAAAAATTATTCATATCAGTACGATAAAGTCTGCCACAGGCAACAGATGCTAAAGCTAAGGATCCAATCAAAGAGAGTTCTGGTTGTGGCACTTGTGCTATCTCTTCACAAAAATCAAACATTTCTTTTAATAAGCCAGGCGGTTTGAACAAATCAACAGGCTGTTTTATTTCTTCAGCAGCTTGCACAAAGGCAGGTGCTTTTTTATTTTTTCTATCGTGTGTTCTTTTTACGTTATCAACAACAGAGTTTATTTCTCTTTGAGACAAGGGCGGACTGTTTTGCCTGTTCCAAGACTGCATAAAGAATTTAATGAAATCCATATTTAAATTTTTAGATATCAAGTATCCTGACATTCTTGCTGCCTGATCGTTACGCGAACCTTCGTTTACACCGTCTAAAGTAAAAGGAATAGCTTGGTGCTTTTCGTCGTTCTTTGTGGCTCCTGTAATCTTGTAATACTCCTCTTCTGTAAAGTCTGGAAGATCGGTCACGTCATAGACTTTCCAATCGGGAAAAGTTTGTGGTCTGTATATCTGTCCGTTTGCATGGCGGTTCCAAGGTGCAATAATTAGACCTCCTTCGCCCCTTATGTCTATTAGTCTTTCTATAGGCGTGTCATTGGTCCTTCTGGTAGCAAACGTAGTGTAATGTTGAGGGTTATTGTAGTAGTAATGCATACCCTTGCCGGTAACGACTTTGTAAGGTGTAACAGGTAGGTTTTTCTCTACCCAGGTCATAGCTTCTGGCGAATCAGCGTCAACCACTATAAATTCACCACACATCAAAGCTACTACTAGATTATCGCGGTCTTTGAACCACTTCTCTACCAGTTTGCGTTCTGGTCTTTTCTTCTTATATTGATCCCACCCTTTTAAGAAAGGAGGCGGTTTTTTATTTGAACGTTGTAAAGGGACTACGTTGTAGCCTTCATCATAATAGCCTAAAGCAAGATCAAGAGAAGAATCATTCTCTGAAAACTTAAGCTGAAACATTTATTCTGTATTTTCAATTATGTCCTTTAAATTACCGTAAATAGATTCAAAATCTAACCTGCCCTCTGTTGCTCTGATTATATTTTTTGCTTGCGGTATTGATGGCAAACGATATCCATATCTCCAGGCTTTTATAGTAGAAACAGAACAATTGAATAATTCGGCTGCCTTAGCGTGTCCTAAAAATTTTATGTATTGTGGTAATGTATAGCGTTCCACTTTCCTGTCTCTTATCTTTGGTGTTATATTTCTTTTCTCTAATGTTTTAAGTTCTAATGTTGCTAATTGTTTAGTCCTAAAATAATAATTAGCTAACCATTCTACATTATTATTTGTTTCCAAGTTACTCCTCCGAAAAATAGTTATTTACTTATGGTAATCTATAAATTACAATAAAGCAATTTTATAAATATTAGAGGATAATAATATGGCTGAAAATGTACTTATGGATCCCTTTGATACCATACTGGATCAGGGGTTGAAAATATTAATTTATGGGGACACCGGCAACGGTAAAACTAGGACCTCAATAACTTGTCCTGGCAAAGTCTTGATACTTAATGCAGAGGCTGGATTACTGTCAATCAGAGATTGGGAGAATGATCCAACTAGAAACGCAGAAGTAGTAAAGGTTTTGAACGTACAAAGTATTCAAGATGTTGAGGACGCTAGGAAAAAACTTGAAGCAGGAGAACTAGAATTTGATACGGTTGTTTTAGATTCAGTATCTGAAATAGCTGAAATTATGTTAGCTGAAGAAAAGAGACGTAATAAAGACGCTAGAGCAGCATACGGTAATGTAAATGAAAGCATGACTAAGTTGTTAAGAGCATACAGAGATTTAAAAATGCACGTTTTGTTTCTTTGCAAACTAAAAAAATCAAATAATGATGGTGCTTGGATGTTTGAGCCTGCCCTTGTGGGACAGCAGTTAGGCCAACAAATACCTTACTTTTTTGATGAAGTGTTTGCTATCAGAACGGTAGAAGAGCAAAATGAAGACGGTCAAACCGTAAGCAATTCTTGGTTGCAAACTAAACCTGGTCAGAACTACGTTGCCAAGGATAGAAGTAACGCTCTTGCAGACTTTGAGGAGCCGAATATAACCAACATTATTGACAAAATACAAAATCAAAGTAAAACACAAGAAATAGGAGGTGCTGATGAATGATTTTGATGGAATGGACTTTTTTGAAGACGGCGATCAAATAATGTCCGAGAGTGCTGCCGGAACTTTGACTGCACCTTCGGGCGATTACGAAGCAGTCATTGTAGAAGCTGAAAACACAACGTCAAAGGCGGGCAATAAAATGTCTGTCATAACGTTTCAGATTGACGGCGGAAACTACAGGGACCACAGAGAATACTTTAATCTCTGGCACCCGAAAGATGAAGTTCAGGAGATCGCTAGACGTAATCTTTCTATACTTTGTAAGAAGTTGGGGCTAAAAGCTTACCCTAACAACATAGAAGATCTAAAAGGATCTATCTTGAAAGTTACTCTCGAAAAATACGAAGACGGTACTTACGTTGACAAAAATGACGAGGAAAAACCTAT